CAAGTTCCGTTCAGAAGAGATTTTGATCGGTGAAGGCTTAGAAAGGATGCAAAAAGATGCCTGAAACAACCCTGTCAATCCTAGCTGCTGTGGCCTGTTTTACGCTGTCGGGCATGATGGCGGCATTGGTGGTGATGTACATGCAAGCGATCAAGAGGGGGAGATGAATTGAAACTTACTTTCTTCGTCCCAGGCATCGCCAGCCCATCCGGCAGTAAAAAAGCATTCATGCACCCAAAGACGGGCCGAATCATTGTGATTGACACGGCCAAGCGGAAAACCTCTTGGCAGTCTATCGTGTCGCTGCACGCTCAGCAGGCCATGATTGACGCCGGGGCCAAGCTGACCACTGAGGCGGTGGCGATGTCGATTGACTTCTACTTTCCCCGGCCTAAGTGCCATTTTGGGAGCGGAAAGAATGCGGCCAGGATTAAAGAGACCGCCCCGAAATATCACACGCAGAAGCCGGACCTAACCAAGCTGATCAGATGCACGGAAGATGCACTGACCGGGATTGTCTATAAGGATGATTGTCAGGTGACAGAGAGATTCTGTCAGAAACATTGGTGCAATGTAAACGAGGCACCGGGCGTCGAAATCACGCTGGAAACTGTGCTGTAAAGGAGTGCAAAACGATGAGAATACTTAATCTTGGTGCTGGCATTCAGTCAACGGCACTAGCGTTAATGGCTGAATCTGGCGAAATTGCAAAATTTGACTATGCAATATTTGCTGATGTTCAGGCAGAGCCAGAAAGCGTTTATTCTCATCTTGAATGGCTGATTAAACAGTTGTCATATCCAGTGCTTATCAGAAGCCGTGGCAGTTTGCTGGAAAATTTAAAGAATGGTGTAAATGCAGACGGCCAGCGGTATTGCTCTATCCCGGCTTTTACTGGGGATTATGGTCAGTTGGGTGGTATTACTCGAAGGCAATGCACGAGCGAATTTAAGATTAAAGTTGTTGAAAAAACGATACGTCATGACATCTTGAATTTACCCAGATACGGTCGAATACCTAAGGACATTAAAATAATCCAATCTTTTGGGTTGTCACATGATGAGCAGCAAAGAATTGTAAAAGTTCAACGAAATCATTCGCATAACAACTGGGCTGTGGAATTTCCGCTGTATGACATGGAAATGACCCGAAGTGATTGCGTCAAATGGCTGGAAAATTACGGCATCCCACACACTGTTCCAAGATCAGCCTGTACTTTCTGCCCATATCACTCAGATGCTGAGTGGAAGAGGATGAAGTTAGAAGATCCTGAATCGTGGGATCAAGCTGTCGAAGTGGACAGGATACTTCGTGACAAGCATATGCGATGCAATCAGGGAATGAATGATCAAATGTGGCTGCATAGGGCATGCAAGCCGTTAGATGAGATCGATTTTGACAAATCATCGAAGGACGCAAAGGGACAATCGTTCTTTTCGTTTGCTTCCGAGTGCGAAGGAATGTGTGGTGTTTGAAAGAAAAGATACAATCGAAATTGCTTTGGAAGTTGTGCTATAATAGCACCATGCCAACAAAGAAATTCATCAACTTCCAATACCGACACCCAGACAAGCTCGTTACGCGGGTGGTGTCGGCTATTTGTAAGGACGATGGCAATTTCAGAATCTCAGAGATTTACGAAGAAGAAATAACACCGCTTCAGCGGTTCCATAAGTGGGGCGAAATTAACGAGCCGACTATCGTTGATTTCCCAAACAAATAAAACTTTTTTTATTTGCGATTGCGGTAATTTTTTTTAGCGTTTAGTGTCAATATTTAATGGATTCGTTGTCAGAAGAATTATCTGAAGATCAAATTAACCGACGGGCTGAAGCGCAGGTCAGAGTGTACCTGGGCGGGCAGACGGTTGAACTGGTCGGTATGATGCCGCCTGACGGTTGGCGAGAGTCGAGCCAGAAAGCACCATGCGGAGTCTGCGACAGTGGCAGGAGCCTTGAGAAGATCAAGCCCGCTATCTGCCTGAAATGCCTGCGGGCCGACAAGAAGTTCGACGCGGTTCTGCAAGCTGCTGCCCGGTGGGAGCAACGCCAGTACGCATTGCAAAAGGTCATCAGCGAGGCACGCATCAAACGCAATGCAGAGATGCAACGATTGACCGGCAATAAGCGACGAAACAAGGGTGCCCAGCCGGGCCGTGGTGCGATTGAATCGATGGTGAATCTGCGGGGGCGGGTGGACTGGTAATCTTTTGACCAAACCAAAAAGGAATGTTAAATTAGGACAGTTGTTTAATGAGTGTTTTTCGAGTGCCACAATGGGGGGAACCCGGGGGCTTGCGCCCTAAGCCGAACTCGCGAAACCGAGATCATCGGATGTATATCAGGATGATCAATCCTTTATACATTTCGCCAGACGAAAAAGTTATTCGTACTCGCGAATACATGGAAGAGATTGCCAGTACAAGTGGTGATCACAGGGCGGCAGTTCAAGCCGCAACGTGGTTGTTCAATGCTGAAGCGTCTGTGATTCAGTCTGCCTATACCGCATATGCCACTGAAATCGGTAACACTTCCGAAATCAATGCTCAAGACGACGAGTCAGACGAAACAATGTCTGATGAATCAAGGGTTTGAAGATTGGCTGCCTTTAGCAACGCCAAATCATAATTGGAAGCCAAGCCATTTAGTTGAATGTCGAAAATATCTAAATGGTTTAACAGAAAGCAACGTTAAAAGATTGATGCTTTTCCTGCCACCACGGCACGGCAAAAGCGAACAATCAACGATTCACTACCCGGCTTATCGACTACTTCGCAACCAAACCATGCGGGTAATCGTCGGGGCCTATAATCACAGCCTTGCCTGCACATTCAGCCGACAAACAAGGCGGCTCGTCAGTCGGTTCGGTTTTCAATTCGCTAACGACAGCAATAAGCAGAATCAGTGGTCGTCAGTTCATGGCGGCGGGTTGTATGCGGTCGGTGTCGGGTCAGGTGTAACGGGCTACGGTGCGGATCTGGTGGTGATTGACGATCCGGTCAAAAGCCGCCAAGAGGCTGAATCACCGACCTACCGGGCACGCGTTCTCGACTGGTATCAAAACGATCTCTACACCCGTCTGCATCCGGGCGCGGCTATCGTGCTGATCATGACCCGCTGGCATTCGCTTGACCTTGCAGGCCAGTTACTGGAAGAAGCCAATAACGGCGGGGAAAAGTGGGATGTAGTCAGCCTGCCAGCGATTGCCGAAGAAGGTGATACACTTGGCAGGGAGCCGGGGCAAGCACTCTGGCCAGACCGCTACAACGTCGCAGACTTCGACCGGATTAAGAAGGCCATTGGTTCCTATGCTTTTTCTGCTCTCTATCAACAGCGTCCTTCTCCTAGATCGGGTGGCTTTTTCCGTCACGATTGGCTGCCTATTAGTGACGGGAGCAATAGCTCAGGGCTGGCTTGCCGCGCTTACGATACAGCGGCAACGCCGGGGGCGGGTGACTACACCGCAGGCGTCAGAATGCTCAGAACAGGTGATCGATACCGAATCAGTCACGTTGTACGAGGGCAATGGTCTCCAGCCCAGCGGCGAACCATCCAGCGACAAACCGCAGAGATAGACGGGCTTCAGACAATTGTTCACTTGGCTCAGGATCCCGGTGCCGCGGGCGTCGATCAGGTGGAACAGGATAAGATCAACCTTGCAGGCTTCGCGACTGTTTCCGCCCGTCCTACAGGCTCAAAAGAAGTGCGGGCCATGCCGTTTGCGGCAGCATGTGAAGCTGGCCTGGTGGAGCTTGAGCGGGGCGACTGGAACAGGGCTTTCATCGATGAGCTTTGCAGCTTCCCGACCGGTCAGCATGACGACCAGGTGGACGCAGCAGCCGACGCTTTCAACTACCTCAGCAGAAACGGCTCTTTTCAGTGGTTTTCCTAATCTAAATGCCTGACTACAACCCCTTAAACTGGTTCCGCTCGAAGTCGCTTCGCACGGGCGTTACTGCTGACACGACCGAGATTGACGTGTCGGCATGGTCAGTCGATGTGATCAACGCCTTGAGCGATGATTACGCAAATCTGGCCAGACCCTACTACGATAATCCCGTCATCAGGGCCGCTATTGAGGCCATGCGGCGGAACGTCTGCAAGGCAACGCTTCAGGTCGGCTATTACGACGAAGAGGGCGGATTTGAGCCAGTTGATCATCCGCTGCTGCAAATCTGGCGTGAACCGGCCCCAGGTGAAACTGAAAGCACGCTGGTTGAGTTCATCTATCAGCAGTTGCTGGAAGATGGCAACGCATACGTTCCCGCCATCTCTGACAGAGACACCCAGACGGGCGGCACGATCAGAGAACTTCAGCCAATCCCTTACAGTTGGCTGCAAGTGCCGACATACGGGCAGGCGATTGGCGAAATTACTGAATACCCCTTTGTGGGCTTTGATGGCGGGCGTGGCTTCCAGTTCACGACCCCTCGCGAGCGAATGCTGCATTTCCGGGTCGGCAAGTCATCGACCACAGCCGCAAGGGGGCGTTCACCGCTTGAGGCAGTGCGAGCAGAACTGGCACTGATCAAGCTGACCGCCATCTATGAAACAACCATCCTGAGCCGTTCCGGTGTCCCTTCATGGCTGGTCAGCCTGACCGGCACAGGGGCGCAGATGATGACGAGCGATAATATCGCGGTCTTGCAATCCGACATCAAGCGGGCGGTTTCTGGTAAGGGCGTGGGCAGGCCATTGATCTTCAAGGGCGGCGAGCTTGACATCAAAACGCCGGGATTCAGCCCGAAAGATCTCTCCGTTCAGGAAATGACAGAAATCGCCGTCGCTCGTGTCTGTGGTGTGCTTGGCTGGTCGCCAATGTCATTAAAACAACCGGACACCGGCAAGACCTACAGCAACTTGATCGAAGCCAATCGGGCAAGCTGGCGTGATGCGATCATTCCTTTCTTGGAACTGCTGGCCATGCAGCTTACGCGACTGGTGCGAACATTGCCGACCGGCTATGACGGTGCGATTGCCCAGCCTGATAGCATGCTCACAGTCAGGTTTGACACCAGCCAGATTGAAGAACTGGCAGCAGACACGAAAGCCTTGTCAGATAGAGCCGTGGCCTTGTATCAATCCGGCCTGTTATCGCTCAATGAAGCTCGCCAGATTATGGGTTACGCTGAAATCGAATCACAGGATACGCCAGCCGAAGCGGCAGAAGATCAAGCTGAAGGTGAGGCCGCCTGATGCCTGCCGGTAATTGCAATCTGACAATCGAGCAAGGGGCCACCTGGTCACAGTCGATCCAGTATCAGACTGCCAACGGGACGAATATCAGCCTATCCGGCTATACCATCCGCATGCAGGCCCGTTCAGCCTATACCGCCAATACGACACTTGACCTGTCAACCACTAACGGCAACATAACGATCACATCAGCGGCCAACGGGACTTTCACGCTTCAGCAGACAGCCGCCCAAACGGCCAATCTGACCGCTGGCAGTTACGTTTATGACTTGGAACTGGTCAAACCTGACACAACGGTTGATCGGCTGCTTTATGGCACGCTCACAGTCACGCCGGAAGTCACGCGCTAATGGCTGATATTATTGTCAGACAAGCGAACGCCACCAGCCTGACGATTCAATCGTCAAGCAATCAGGTGCTTGTGCGGCAACAGTTGAGCAATACGGTTGTCGTACAAACGACCGGGAACAGCTATGTTCTGCCGGTGGCCACGAATAGCACGCTTGGCGGCATCATTGTTGGCGACAATCTGACCATCAACGCCAATGGTCTGTTATCGGCTCAAGCGGGCGGTGTCAGCACGTTCAATAACAGGACGGGAAACGTCACATTACTTGCCAACGATGTGACCAGCCTGGCAAATGGCGTGTATCTGGCGGATAGGTTAAGTAATATCAGCATGTCCTACGGCTTAGACGCTGTACAAGGCATGAACAAAACGACCGCAAGCGTATCTTTTCTCTCCGGTTTAACTGGTCTCAATCGAGGCGTTACAGCGGTAAGATCAGGCAATCTGGTTGCGTCGATTGAGCTAAATTCAGATGATCTTTTTGGCGGCGTGCTGATCCGGCACAATAACGATTCGATATTTTTCAATTATGATGGGTTGCAATCGACTACAGGCACAGCGAATTATTCATGGTCAAGCGATCATTTTATTACTCAGGGTCGAGCCGACAGTCGCTACGCAACGCCCGCCAACCTGACTGCATACCTGCCCACAGCCAACTTCACCTACGCCAACATCACCGGCAAACCAGTTCTTGCAAATATTGCAACAACTGGAGCTTACTCTGACCTAACCGGCACGCCGAACCTATCGCTCTATCTGACAACTGCCAACGCAGCCAGCACTTATTATCTTCAGACCAATCCCAGCAACTACATCACGGCAGCCTGTCTGACGTATGGCAACATCACTGGCACACCCAACCTGAGCTTGTACCTCACCACGGCCAATGCGGCCACGACCTATCTGCCGCAGGCAAACTTCAGCTTTGCAAATATCACCGGCAAGCCGACAACGCTATCTGGCTACGGCATCACGGATGGTCTGACAAGTGCAACAGCCGCATCAACCTATGCAACGATCAGCAGTCTTTCAAGCTATTTGACAACTGCTAACGCAGCCTTGACGTATCTGCCAAGTGCCAACTTCACTTATGCCAATATTGGCGGCACGATTCCCACTGCGACAAATGCAACGCTCGGAGCGATCAAAGTAGGATCGAATCTGACCATCTCCAATGGCACACTATCGGCAAACATCCCGACGGCTGGTTTTACTAATGGCGACACCTTGAACGGGGGTTCATACTGATGGCCACGTTTAACGGTACGATTGTCCTCAAAAGCAATTCTTCTGCAAGTGCTATTCCAAGCGGATCGAATCTGACAAGCGGCGAAATTGCTATCAATACAAGCGATGGAATTTTATATACCAAATTGACATCAAATGCTGTTGTCAGATGGCCGTCTGTTGGCCTGCCGGTTTTAGTCGATTATTTAGTAGTTGCCGGTGGTGGCGGCGGTGGTGGTGGTGCTGGCGGTGGTGGTGGTGCGGGTGGATATTTAACTGCCACGGGCTTTCAAGCCACTTCAGGTACGGCTTATACAGTTACAGTCGGCGGTGGTGGGGCCGGTGGTCAAACTGACGGTGCAAATGGCGCGGCAGGCTCTGATTCCGTGTTTGCCACGGTTACGGCTAAAGGCGGCGGGCTTGGATCACACTCTGGCACGGGTGGAACGGGTGGATCTGGCGGCGGTGGTGGATACAGTAACGGCGCAGGTGGATCGGCTACAAGTGGGCAAGGTAACGCGGGCGGCCAAGGGCTTGGCGGTGCAACTTTTTATTCCTGTGGCGGTGGTGGTGGTGCTGGTGCGGCTGGCTCTAATTCTTCAGGTGCAAACGGCGGTGCCGGTGGCAACGGATTAAGCAGTAATATTACAGGGACGTCAACCAATTACGCTGGCGGAGGTGGTGGCGGAACGGCGGGAACTACAGCATCAGGCGGCACAGGCGGGGGCGGCAGTTCTGTCAATGACACAAACGGAGCCAACGGCACAGCCAATACAGGCGGTGGTGGTGGCGGTGCTGGTACAAATTCAGCCAATAAAGGCGGCGGCGGTGGTAGCGGGATTGTCATCCTAAGATTTCCGACAACCAATAACTGCACGGTATCGGCTGGCTTGACTTACACTTCAGCAACCGTATCGTCAAATACAGTAATTTCAATCACGGCAGGCACTGGAACGGTAACATTCTCCTGATATGGCTTATTACGCACTCATTTCAACGCTAAATATCGTTCAGGAAGTCTTTCCGGGCAAAGATCCCGGCCAAGATGGCGTTGCCGACTGGGCTGATTATTACGGCAAAATACGAGGCATGAAATGCCTGCAAACAAGCTACACAGGCAGTATCCGTAAAAATTATGCGGGCATCGGTTACACTTACGACGAAGTTCGTGACGCCTTTATTCCGCCCAAGCCAGGCCCGGATGAATATTACACGCTGAATGAAGAAACCTGCCAATGGGTGATGACGCCAGCAGGTGTGCAGTATTACACAACAGAAGCCATTAAGAGCCACTTTGACCGGGTCGCAAATCAGCGGCAATACGACAATCTGCTGACAATCGACACTTATAAAGATTCCGTTGTGCCGCAATGGGCCGCTGAACATGCGGCATTTTTCACCTGGCGTGACCAGTGCTGGCTTGTGGCCTATCAGATTCAGGCTGACGTTCAGGCTGGCTTACGACCCGTGCCAACGCCGGAACAAGTGATCAGTGAACTGCCCGTGCTGATCTGGCCGTCATGACCTTTTCCACAGCCGCACGCAACGCCGAAAGGTACCTGACATGCAGATTGACATCATCGGACAGATCAACCGAGAGCAATTACTGAAAACTCTGCGAAATGCGGGCATTGCTGCATTGGTGGCTGTGCTTATCGTCGTGGAATCAGACTTGCCGCGATTTGTTGACGCGACCGCCCCGCTGGGCGTTTTCATCGGCTTTGCGATCGCTCAAGTCCGCAAGTATCTCGAATCAGGCGCAATAGTGGGGAGCAAGTGACCATGCAACAGGACGCGACAGGCTTTGACGATTCCGGCCCCGGCGTTTCGCTGCTCCAGTCCACGCTCTACGGCATTGGCTCAATCTGGGGTGCCGCTTACGTGGTCAACCACCCGCAGCCGCCCGAAGAAACGCTCTTACACCTCGTCATGCGACTCACGCCTCAACTGCTTTTCGCTGTGGCTGCTGTGATTCAAGCAGTGATCGCATTCCGCAAAATGCAGCAGGCGGAAAAAACCAAGTAATTCTGTTCGATCCTCTTTCCCGGAAAGGTCAGGTGATCTGTGCTGGCTGAAGTAGTGTTTCTTTACGGCTTGCAGTGCCAAACGGGCGACTGCCCCAAAACCGCTCAAATTTTGCCCATGGTGGCTCCGGTGGTCGTTCAGGCTGAAATCTATCGACCGACACTGTTAAATCGCGTCCTGCGCAAATCTAGACCGGTTTCTGTGATCGTTATTCAGCCGGAACCTGCCAAAGCAGACAAGGCGGCTAAGTGAGCCAATACCAAAAACCGAACGAGCCGGGCCATGTTGGCCTGGTGCCGTTTTTTGTGATCTGGCCGATCATCCAGTTTCTGGCGGTGCCGCTCTTGCGGGCGGTGCTGCCCTATATTCTGGAACAGATCGCCGACGCCCTGAAGTCTGGGCAGCCAATCAGATTCAACGATGACGACCTCAAGGCAGTGGTTGAAGAACAGCAGCAGGCGATGAAAGCGGCGTATCAACAGTGATCGGCATTATCACAGCCTTGGTTGTCGCTCAACAGGCGATCCAGTCAACGGTCGTACCGCCTTCAACCGAGGAGCGGATCACGTTCAGCCACGCAGGTTTTACGTACTACGTCGGCAAATCCACCGGCAATGTCACGGTATTCCCGGCAGGTGGCCAGCCGACACCGCCCGATGAAGGCCGCCCAAAGCCTCCGCCAGTGATTAACGGGGCGGCTTGGCTCTCTCTGATTATTGACCCGAACTCTGCCGAGCAACAGGCATGGCGCACAGACGGCGAGATCAGAACAAGCCTGCAAAAGGCCGGGGTCGAATATCGCACTTACGCCAGCACCGAAGCGGACATCGACCAGCTTGGCTTTCGGTCGGAGCTTACCGCGAACGGCTCGCCACTGGTGATTGTGCAGGACAAGGCCGGGAAGGTGATTCAGGCAAAGCAGGTCAAAACGCTGGAGGAACTCAAGGCGATTGCCAAGGGGTTGAAGTCTTGAACCTTGAACAGTGGGTGCTACCTGATGGCACGACAACAGCACTTGGCAACCATCGCCCGCCGGAAGGATTCAGCTTCCCGGTTCGCGCTGGTTTGCCGGATCTGCCTGAAAGTCAATGGCGAGAGTTTGACCTGCGGGCTAACAGCGATTATCCGGTCAAGATTAAGAATCAGGGCAGTTTTGGGGCTTGTAATGGGCACGCTGCCGCTTCCGCCGCTGAAGACGCTCGCTATGTGGCCGGTCTTGATTATGTGCCGCTCTCGCCGTGGATGATTTACGCGGACCTCTGCAATGGCTTTGACCGCGGCTCGATCATTGCCGAAGCCCTGACGCACTGCGAGCGTAAAGGCACTTGCACCGATTCACTGGTGCCGCATGGCACGATCAACCCGCGAAAGATCAGCAGCGAGGCACGCGAGAACGCCAAGCGGTTCAAAATTGAAATTGGCTACCGGATCAGCGACTTCCGCGAAATGTGCATCGCCTGCCAGTTGCGGATGCCGATCAATTTCAGCGTGCCGGTCAATGCCGGTTTCAACACGCTCGACGCCGAAGGCGTGCCACGAAATCGGGCAGGATGGCACAACCACGCCGTTCAGGCCGGCTTTGCCATGAAACGCGGTAAAAACGGCTGGCTGATCGGCATGCGAAACAGCTGGGGCGAACAATGGGGTCAAGGCGGTTATTGCTGGGTGTCAGCGGCAACCGTCAAAGGCAGCGGCTTTGATGCCTACGCAATTCTGGCCACCGAATACGACCCGCAACAGGCTCCGCCACCCATCGCTTAACTTTGGCAACTGTAAACGGCAAATCAATCGACCTGACACCCACTGATGGGATGCGGGCCGAGGCTGAACGCTACCGGAAATGGAAGGCTGACGGTCGCCGTGGTGGAACCGAAACCGCACGGCGGCGGGCCGACCAGATTCTGTCAGCAGGCGAACTATCGCCAGACGTGGTTATCACCATGTCGGCATGGTTCGCAAGGCATGAAGTCGATAAAAAGGCCACCGGCTTTCGACCTGGCGAGGCAGGCTACCCATCGCCCGGCAGAGTGGCATGGGCCGCATGGGGCGGTGATGCTGGCCAGACATGGGCAGACGCCAAAGCCAAGACAATTAAGCGTGCCCGTGGTGAGGCTGTCAAAGCACGCCAGACACCCAGACAACTTTTAGACGCCATGCCGGACGGTGAACCGCTCTATCGGGCGGCCCGGTCGATTCTGCTGGCCATTGGCAAACAACAGATTGAAACTTGGCGGCGGTTTATTGAGCCGCCCAAAGCCAAAGAGTTCAACCCGCTCGACCCGTTCGCTGGTGCCATTGAGATGGGCAACCGTTTCATTCCGACCATCACGTCATACATCGACGAATCAGGTCGGGCGGCATTGGTCGAGCTTGACCAGCAGGACGCCGACGATTGGCTGGTGAAAGCTCCGCATGTGATCGATGCGGCAAGAACGGCAGCCCTGAAACTCTGCCAAGAAACGACAAACCAGTTTATTTTCGATCTCAATACGACACTTGACGGGATTCGTGAGGATATTGCCGAATCCATCCGCACCGGCGAAACGCTGGGCGATACGGTTGACCGAGTTGATCGGTGGATGAAAGACAACGCCCGATGGCGTGCCCGTCGCATTGCCGTCACTGAATCAGCACGAGCCTACAATCAAGGCCGCTATGAAGCCACCAAGGGCCTTGATTTTGTGGCCGGTTATGAGTTGGTTCTATCGTCCGACGCCTGCCCCTTGTGCCATGCGATCAAAAGACAGTGCCCAGTGATTCCCAAAGATGGCACATTCGGCCAAAACGGGAAGAATGAGACGTACAAAAATCTGAAATTTCCGCCATTTCATCCCGGCTGCCGATGTACAACAGTCGTCGTATTCGATGACGAAGTGCCGAAGGAATGGCCTAAGCCTGTAAAACCAGCGGAAAACGGTTACATCCTGCCATCTGATGCTGACTTTGCCAACGCCATCGAGGGCGGTTATGAGTCAGTCGCCATCGGCAATGCCAAATCAATCAACGCCTTTATCTTGACTGAATAACAGGGCCTGACAAATGGAAAAACTCGTGAAGGCAGTCGAAACGACTGTCAATGGTAGCGGTGCAGGCTCGTTCAAGGGCTATGCCGCCCGCTTTCTCAACATCGACCGGCAGGGCGACATCATTCTGCCCGGTGCCTTCTCAGGTGCCATTCAAACATTTATGGACGATGGCGGGATGGTCTTGGCAGATCACGAAAACAAAACATCCGCTGTGATCGGCACATTGATTGACGCCCACGAAGATCGAAGCGGCCTAATGGTTGACGTCGCATTATCTGCCACCAAATCAGGTCAAGAGGTCAGGCAGTTGTTAAAAGAAAAGGCATTACGCAAGATGTCGATTAGTTTTTACGCCAAACGCCCGACCCGCATACCAGACTCAGCAATCCGCGAACTCTGGCAGAAATACAACTACATCCCAAGCGACGCCCAGAAGCAGCTTGCGAAGTCAGGTGCAAACCTGATCAGCGAGGTGGCCGAGGTCTTGGAAGTCTCCATTGTGCCGATCCCCGCCAACCCTGGCGCAGAAGTCATCGCAGTCAAGTCTCATGACGACTGTGATACACCGGCATTACCACCCACTGGCTTCGTGCAAGTGGCCGGTCAGTTGCTCGATTTCACCGCTTTAGTCAAGCGATGCGAGCTTGCTGATCGTGTCATTTCTGATTTCCAATCGCCAAACCGGCGACATAAGTAAGGAGGCCACTCAAATGGCTTTGACAGAGACTCGCACGGCTTCGGCGATTGCTGAAGACCGTCTTCGATTGGCTGCCCAAGTGCAGGGCCTGCGTGATGAACTGGTATCGGCTCCCGATGAAGTGCGTGCTGAGAAATCAGCCGACTTGTCGAGCCTGATGGACCAGCTTGAACGCTGTGATAGTGAATATCAGTTGGCCGCATCGCTTGAGCGTGCGAACCAGATGATTGAAAAGATGGCACGTCAACCGAATCGGCCTGAGCCAACGGTTTACGGGGCTAACGTCCAGTATCAACCGGCCCGCGTCTCATACGATGGTCGGGTGCTGGATAACGGCGGGCTTGCTGATCCGTCTGACAAGTCGGCATTGGCATCACCTGAATATCACCAGGCATTCAAGGCTTTGATTCAGGCCCGTGGACGCATTGAGCTTGTGAAGAGTTCAAGCCTGCGGAACATGCTGGAAGTCTATGGTAAGGGCGGCGACTTCGGTCTGCCCTCAAACGAGTTTTATATGCCTTTCTCGAAGGATATGACACTCGGTACGACCACCAACGGTACGAACACCGTAACGCCTGATTTCCGCTTTGATGTGATCGTCGGGCGAACTGTTGCCCCCGTGATGACCCGCATCTGCCGCGTCATCAATACAAATGTCAATCAGGTGACGTTCCCACGTGATAGCAATACCAACAATATCACCACGTCGCCGCAGTATGGCACGACTTTTCGGCCATTCATGGGTGAAACGCCGAACACGACCACTTCCAAGATCGACACCGGCCCGTTCACTCAGTTGACGATCCCAGTCAACACCGGCACGATGTACACCGATGTCAGTGCCGACTTCTTTGCCGATGTGGCCGGGATTTCCAACTACATCCAGACAGAGGCCAGCAAGGCTTTTGCGGCTGTGGTTGATAATCAGGTGATTAACGGCGTGACCGCATCGACCGAGGCCGAGGGCGTTATCTCCAACAGTTCTGTTGGCATCACCAAGACCGGCAGCAATAACACGCTTGTCGCTTCTAAGGTGATCGACGGGTTCTACGCTTTGGCCGATCAGTATGCCACGAACCTTTCGTGGGTGATGCGTCGCGCGACTCATGGCAAGCTGGTTGCCCTGAATGATACGACCAACAGAAGCCTTTTCCTAGGCTCTGCCGATTCTGGCTATGTGCAGGGCATCACGCCTTCCATCATGGGCCAGCCGGTCTATTTCAACGGCTTTGTACCGGCATCTGGTGCATCGACACCGAAGTCGATTGTACTGGGTGACTTCAACGAGTACATCCTACTTCTGCGGCAGGGCTTCACTGTCGCGATTGATGAGGTGTCGCTGGCCTATGCGAACCGCGTACGTATCGCTGTGAAATACCGCTTTGGCGGTGCTGTCCGTGATCCGCGAGCCTTCCAGATTATTCAGGAACTTGCGTAACTTTTGAGGGCGTGCCCCTCGCCGTTCCCGGTTGTCAGATGCTTCGGCAGCCGGGGGCGGTTTTTACCTTACTTTACTTATCCACCTGAAATAAGACACTCATAAAATGCCTGCATACATTACACAGAACGAAGCGGCCCTATTTGCTGAAACCATTGGCTCATTTTCGGCCATGCGTGCCACTGTGCTATTAACAGCCGCGTCAACCATGCTTGACCAGTTCACAGGTCGAACCTTTACAGGTGCCGAACTAACGGACAGTGTAAAGGCAGGCATCGCCATGTGTGCCGAATGGATGGCGACGTCAAACCCGGCAGGCGGCACGATTATTAAAGAGAAAATCGGCGACTATGATGTCAGTTATGCCACGCCGGAAGCGGGCAGCATCCCGGTTGCAATCCAGATGTTATGGGCACCGTATAAGATCGTGGCGGTAGGATGATTAAAGCCTCTTACACATTGAATTGGTCGGGCGGTGAATACTCTGTCAGGCTACACCGCGAGCTTGTCAGGGCTGTGGGCAAGTCTGCCCTGCTGGTCGAGCGATCTGCAAAAAAGATGCTTGCCAATAGTGGCAAGAGCATGACCGCAAAATCAGGTATTAATCAGATCGGTTCGCGGACTGGATCAATGGCCGCCATGAATCGATTCAAGGCAGGCACTCGCGATATATTCAACCTTAAAGAAGTATCAAACAAAAAAGGCAATAAGACGCTTGTCTTTGGCGGAACAATGATGTCAAGCAAGGTCGGCAGGCTTGACCGCGTTTATTGGTACGCAAATCCGCTATTTCGCTGGGTGCAATCCTCGCAACCAGGCACGCCACCAAACAAGCAGACCGGCAGACTGCAATCATCCGTTACGTCACAATTTTTAGAGGGTGGATTAAAAGCCAAGGTTGGCCCGGCTCAAAAGCTGATCTATGCCCGCATCCAAGAGCTTGGCGGCAAAGCAATGATCCGACTTCCCGCCCGCCCCTATATGCGACCCGCATTTGAGCAGAATCAGCAGGCCATTTTATTTCAATTTGCACTTGCCGTTCAGAAAGCCGCGAAATGACGTTCCCGCATTCTATTGAACTTCTGCCTAAATCGGCAGTGACCAGCAATCTCTCCGGCTTTGGCTATAGCTATCCAGCCACCGGCGATAGTTATCGGGCATACGTTCAACATCGATCAGAGTCACTACAGGTCATTAATAACACGGGCGGCGTATCGACTGGCGTCGTGGTTTATGCCGATTCATCCTGCCCTGCTGCAACATACGACCGATTTAATTTCAATGGCAACCAGTTTGAAATAACCGGCGTGATGCCACAATACACGCCTCGCGGCAATCATCATTTAAGAATCATGGCCGTGGAGCTATCACAGAAATAATGCAATTATCAAACCGCATTACTACCATTAAAACCGCATGGGCGGCAGCCATTCCCACTGTGCCGCTGTATTATCAGCTTGCACCCGAAAACACCGTCTGCCCGTTTGCCGTGCTGCGTATCGGCCCGGTCACACCCGGCGAGCAGGATATTACCAACAAAGATTGGGAAGCCACTGCGACAATCGTGGCTTATGAGACAACCGACACCGCCATATTGTCGCTGAATGATTCCATCGTGAATCTGTTTGAACGTGGCAATATCAGCGGGTTCTACAGTTCAACCGTGCAATCGGCTGAGGTCGAATTTAACTACGGCGATCAGATGGCCGTCTGGTCGGCTTCCGTTTCCGTTTCGCTTCTCTGGACTATCTAACAACTGAAAGGGGCTAACCATGCCAAAGGCAGTCTTTTACAATACGACACTCTCATTTGCCGGTTCAAATATTGCCGTATCGTCAGTATCACTGACCGATTCAGCGGAGCTGGCGGATGTCTCTGACACCGGCAGTGAATACGTTCAGCGCATCCGTGCCCTGCGTGACCGTCAGGCTACCGCAACGCTGTATTCTACAGGATCGGCACCGACCACCATCGGGGCAACCGGCAATCTTACATGGTCAGGCAGCGGTGCCCCGACATTTCCCGCCATCGTTGAATCAGTTCAGTATGGAAATGCCGACATCAAGGGCGCGATTCCAATCACGATTACATTTCGCGGCAACGGGTCTTAATTTCATTTCATGAGGGGCAATTCATGAACAAACTCACCTCACCTGTTTACACGCATGAAATAGACGGGCAGACGCTCCGCTTTGGTCGATTAACCTTAGGCGCGGCGGTTGAGCTTGAAGATTACTTACAAACGCTGCCAACGCCATTTGAGGCCCTTGAGAATAGCAAGACGCTTCAGCATATTGACCCCGAAATGCGTGAGCGGCTGATTCAGGAGAAGTTGCAGCAACTTCATTTTTGGCCGCCTGATGCTTTAAACGCATTATCAACGTCCAATTTTTTGACGTCGGCTAAATTTGGCATGTCTTTTCTGGTGGCGATGATTACAGCTTACAACGCCCATATTGCAACCGACGAAGCTAAACGACTGGCAAGCCGAGCCAATCACGAAGATTTCATGGTGATTCACCGAATTGCGTTAGGGCTAAACGACCCAAAAGCACCAGTCGCAGACGACCTCCCGCCGATGCCGGGGGTGGCGACCGGATCACCTGGGGACGCATCATCGCCTGGCTGATGGCCGAAATGCACGTTGGCTATCTGGAAGCATTAAACGTGCCAGTTATGGCCGCATTTGATTTAATGTCACATCACGCGAAAAACAACGAAACGCCAGACCGAACATGAGCAGTACAGTTGTCGGCAATCTCTCTGTTGAGCTGGGTATTTCAGACGATCAGCTACGAAGTGGGCTGGCTCAAGCGGTTGTTGCTGCGCAGAGTGCCGGTCAGCAGATCAAGCAGTCGATGAACCAAAGCTATGGGCAGGATGTTGAAAGCAACATGCAGGCTCTGGCGTCAAAATTTCGACAAATGCAGCAGCAGCAGGCGTCAGACGCGAATAAAGCAAGGTCGCAGGCACTTTTGAATATTGGCCGATCCGTTCAAGACTTCGCAGCCGCCGGATTGATGGGGGTTGTTAATAACGTCGAAGGTGTTGCGGGCAGTGTTGCCAAAGCTATGGGAAAATCAAGCGATTCAGCAGCGGCATTTGCTGGAAAGCTAACATTAATTGCGGTTGCTGCTCAAGTTGGTTTGCCGCTTGTGAAAAATCTGATTGAAGCCATTGGCTCAAGTCTTGGCCTTGTATCAAAACAGGCGGAACTTGCGTCAACGTCTGTCAGGGGCCTTTCTGGCGGCGGTATGGGCGGCGCGGCCATCGCCGAAGGGAAAAAAGCCGAAGCTGACTTTCTCTTAAAACGCGACGATACACCAACGGCATTTAACTACCTGTCCCGCGTAACGGGCACTATGGCCGATGGCGCCGAGGCTTTAGCCAGAAACATGGATAGAGCTGTCAGGGCAACAGCTCTCGTCTCTGAAGCAATGGAACTGGCAGCAAGAGCGGGAAGAGACCAGCGTTTCTTGCAACGCGGATCAACGGCAGAATTTGACAAGACCACGAGTAGAATGGAACGCGAATCTGATAACAAGCGATTTTTTCAGGATGTAATTGATCAGCTTGGCGGCGGTCAAAATCTCAGAACGCGAATTGAAACAGCCGCAAGAAATCAGGGCATAAATAAAACCGATGCCAGAATGCTCTATGGTGCCTTTGCCGAAGGGGATATAGGTGCCACCGAACAAGTCACTCAGATGCTCGGATTACAAGGCCAGCTTGCCAAGTTTTTAGCCGATGACTGGGAGCGTGTAACAGGTCAAGCGGCGGAACTAAGCAGAATTGAAGAAGAATCGCAAAAAGCCGCTCAAGTTCGCGCTGCTGAAAATGCAAAAGCAATAGATGAAAACATGGCCAGACTTGGCAAAGAATTTAGACAGCGGATTGCCTTACAAGAAAAAGCACAAGGGATAACGGCGACAATCGACAATCTTCAACTGCAACGTCAACGCACTGAAATCATCGGAGCTTCTGATGTGTTCCAGCGTAATTTCAACGCTGGCCTTGAAAAAGATCCGGTTGTTTCTGCGATTGAAAAGCAGACTGAAGATCTTGACCGGATCATGAAAGAAATTAAGGAACTGAATTAATGGGTGCCCCGACAGTTGCCTATAAAGTCAGTTACACCAGCCCACCACGTTACAGCGGCAGCCGTGCAAATGGCCTATCGGCTCAAGTTCGGTATAAAGTCGATTGGGCGAATGCGTTCACGTTTGTTAATGACGTTCTGGGGGCCATAGATGGCTCGCCGTGGGCTTTCCCTGCCTCGCCTAACCTGAAAGCCACCGAAGCCACCATCAACCCAATAGGGGTCAAATCTGGCGGCTCTGGCGATGGCACGACCGGCAGTGCGCCCGGTGAATACTTTGAGAAGGCTCACATTGACGTAACATTCAATTCGCAGAGTCAGCAGGTCGGCGGCATGGATGTCAGCGGATCGGACACGATACCAGCCCTGCAATTCGACCAGACCAGCCCGGTTGAGATGAGCTCGTTCACAATTCAGTATTCGCCACAAATGATTCGTATTCCGAACGGCGGCATTGAATGGGACACATTAAATGCAAACGGAACAGCCCAGACAGTTCCATCAACCATAAAATCACCAAGCAATTCGGGCGGTGAATATCTTCGCAAGCCTGCGTTTAACTTAAATATGACACTGCATAATTGTCTTTATGTTAATGCGTCTAATTTTAAAGATAAAATTGGATGTATTAACAATGCCAAAATGTTCGGTGATTGTGACATTGAAACAGTTCTTTTTGATGGCGTTTCAACAACTCAACGATCACTATCAAACGGTATTGTGATTTTAGACGTTACGCTAAATTACAAGTGGCAGAAAGTCGGCTGGAATACGGCTATGGGTTCGGATGGAAATATCTATCACATTATGACCAAATCAGGTCTAAGCGTGTATCAAAAAGCTGACATTAACCCCGATACAATTATTCCACCTTCCCAACGCTGGCGGCCAACATCATTCTGAGGCTAAACAATGGCAATTCAAAGTGGATCAATCAAGGCCGGAACGGCTGCCGTTGACATTAAGGTCGTCGGCTCGACATCGCAGGAAACCCGCATTAACAAGCTGGATGTGATCAACTTTAGCAATGGCACTGGCGCGAACCAATGCACGGCCATCGTCGATCCAAATATCACGATCTCGGCCAATTCCACCACGATTACATTCGGCAACCTGACGACCACTCAGGGAGCCGCCTGGAACTTCACCGAACTCAAAGGCTATCGGCTCTACAATGCCGATTCTAATGGCAATATCACGGTCACATCAACAGCCCTTGGCCTAAATGGCCTGACGCTCCCGCCCGGTACATTCATGGCGTTTGGTTCAAATTCCGCCAATGGCCTGACCGTCTCCAATGCGACTACGGTTATAGCCAACGGCACGAATGGCAATATCCTTGTATTAACAATGTTTGTCTCATGAGGTGACGCATGAAAAAATTTGTTCGCGGCGAAATCCTCACCGCTGAAAAGCTGAACGATGCCTTATCAGGCCGTCGGCTCACAGTGGCAGGCGATGCCGCAACGTCATACGATGCCGATGGCGACGTTGTTCGCGTGGATGGCTACAGCAATATCTACATCCGCCTGACAAGCAAGACCGGCACTAACCCGATCAAATACGCATGGACGGAAGTTTATAGAAACGCCAATGGCACATGGTCAAACACCACCAATAACGGCACGACCACCGGCGACTATGCGATAGAATTAAACAACTCAAACCTAAGCACGTCTGACAATTATGTTTACCGTGCGGAACGCTCGCCAGAGTCAGGCGAGTGGCTTTTTTTTTTGAGGCGCAGCAGAGAAACCCCCGGAACGCTCAACTATCGTTTCACAGGCACTGCCAATTCAAGTCTATTTTCTCCCGTCTATTC